CCACCACGTGTTGAAGCATCGTTTAAGTATTTCCAGTCAGTCTTATAGAAATCATAAGATCCTCTACGGAAACCACTAAATCCAAGATTTAAAGCCATTTCTTCAGAGTTTTCAAATAACCCGTAACCAGTTCCACCTTGTGCTCCAGAAGAAAGCTCAGCTAGCATATCATCGAAATCTAAAGATGTTTGGCGATTTAAGAAAAGCATGTTTTCTTCAATAGCACCTTGAGTATCTAGGTTTTTCAAAATAGCATCAAAAGCAGTAAGACCTGCAGCAGCAGTAAATCCTGCGTTTACATTTCCTCTATCTTTTACAGCAGCAAATAAACCTTGAGTACCTTTAGCTCCAGCGGCTAATGCTCCAGATCCTGCAGCAGCAAGCTCACCTTCAACTACAGACATTTCTAAGTAATCTTCGAAACGTAAACGAGTTTCAGATTCAGCTTTTAAATACCATAAATATCCAGATGTTCCGTCTTCAGTTGCAACTTCAACCCATCCAATTTGTGCCATATCAGATCCGTTTACAACGTATTTGTTTCTGATGATAACAGGTGAGTTAGAGTACTGCGTGAAAGATGGTGTAATTGTTTTGTATCCAGTAGTATCTGTTGCTCCAGTAGAATTAGTAATAGCTGAACCTTTTCCATATTCAGAACCGTATACAAAGATCTTAAGACCAGTAGCGGATAGACCAGCAGTGTTAAGCGCAGTGTAAGGTGCGACTTCTACGGTAGCGGTAGCTCCTGTTTGGCTAGATAAAGTTACTAATGCTTTTAACTCTACAGAGTTATTTGTATCTAAAATAACAATAGTTTGATCTTTAGAAATTACATTCTCTACGAAAGCATCTCCAGCTCCACCCACTGTGAAAGTTAAAGTATTAGTTCCATCATTAGATACATCGTTGTAAGCAACGTGTAATCTATTTTGCTCAGACCAGATTACTTGATCAGAACTCATTGGCATTTCAGCTCCAACCATACGTAAGAATCCAGATAAAGTTCTGTTTCCGTAACGCTCTACTTCTTGTTCGTAGATTTCAGGTAAGTACTGTTGTGCAAAAGTGTCAGAGTCGCCAGGGTTAGCTCCTCCATTAAATGATAAATAGTTATCACTTAATAATTGTTGTTTTTGACTCGGTTTAATTGAACCGAATGCTGGTGTTAAAGCCATGTTTTAAGTTTTTTTAGTTAAATTTTTTTGTTTTAATTTTAAGAGTTGAAGAATCCATACCACTAATAGCCTTTACTTTGAAACCATTTACAAAAACATTACCGCTGCTAGTAGGCCTTGGGCTTGTACTAGGGTTTTTAGAGCTGTTAACAACATCTCTTACAGCGTCAGCTTTACCTTGTTCGTAAAAATGATTTGCTAGTTTATCAGTATTCATAGCAGCATATAGAGCTTTGTGATAATCCTTGTGATTTTTAATATTACCTTTATCATCTAAGAACTTCCCGATGAAATTGTTAATATCAGATTGTTTTTCAGCAACAGCATCCTTGTTTTGCAGTCCATATCTAAATTTTTTTTCTCCAATTTCGAAATCAAAACCTTTGAAATCGTTGTTGAATAATTCTTTAGTCTTAGACTTAAATTGATTCTGTTTTTGAAGCGCTATATTCTGGTCCTCTTTGTAGCGATTGAAAAAGTCTGTTGCTTTTTGTTGGTCTTGAGTTACGCCTGGTCTCAACTTGATCTCATCGTAGTACTTACTCTTAGTCTCCTCTAAAAAGCCCTTAGCTTTAGCAACCTCTTCTTTTAACGCAAGTTTCTTTTTGCGTATGTCTATATCCTCGTCTAGTTCTTCATCATATGAAAAATCTTCTAGCATGAGGTCAATATCTTCACCTTCTAAATAAGGTTTTGTTTTTAAGTAATATTCTTTTAATAATACACTGTCGGATACGTTTGAATAGTCAGCATTTAATCTAACGTAATCTTCAACTGTTCCTCCAGTATCTTCCATGAAAGAAACTAATTTCTCCACGTTTTCAGGTAAAGGCTTGCCTAATACCTTTTCGTCTCTTATAGCTTCATTTACTTCCGCGGTAACTTGCTTTACTTCTTCTTCAGTTACCTCTTGTATTTGCTGAAACTCTTCGGTGTTTTTAATAGGTTCTTGTGTTTGATCTTCAGTTTCAACAGCATCTACAGGCGTTTCTCCTACAGAAACCTTCGCTGCCTCTTTGACTTGAACAAGACCCTCTACCTTTGTTTCTTCTTTAGGTATTACCACTTTGGTAACTTCCTCTTCAACTTTTTTCACAGGTTCTTTTACTTCAACCTTAGTGATTTCGTTTTTTACACCTAAATTTTTAGGTTTTTTTGGCTTAGCCTTCATCTTGAAGTCGCCTTCTTGTTTTGTTTCTGACATAATATAATATAATTAAATAATTGTGTTTACTTTTTATCTAGGAGCGAACTGTTCTAGACCAAAACCCCCTAGGCTATCATTACTTGACTCAAAGTCTTTAGGTAATAAGTCGTTCTTTCTTTGATCTATTAGCTCAGACTGCTGAGTAGCTTGTATTCTAGTTCTATTGTCTTTTCTATCTTCTATTTCTTTCTCTCTTTGAGCTTCTCTCTGTATAGTAGCTTGAGCTAATTGCATTTGATAGTTGAACTCTTCTGCCATTAACTCTTTTTTAATACTAGCTTCTGTTTGTAATCTTTGTATTTCAAATTGAGACTTAGCCTGCTCTATGTTAACTTTTTCTTGAGTTAACGCTTGTTGCTTTTGTACTTCGTATAAAGCTGCTTTTTCAGCTGTTTCAGCGTTAGCTTGAGCCTGCGCTTGTATGTTAGCCATCTGTCTAGCTTGATCTTCCTTAGCTTTAGTAGCTCTTTTTTGCTTAAGCATTTGATTTGCTAGCTTCAGGTTTTTAACTTGCCTAATATCTATAGCGTCATCAAGATCAATACCACCTGATTGTAATGCTATTTGTATATTTTGTTCTAAAAGTTGCTTTTCTTCTTCATCTGGTTCTAGCTCTAAAAATATACCAAAATCGTGCAAGTTTAAGTTTTGAACTTCTTTAAGTGTGCCTACGTTAAAAGAAGATATACTTTGCTGAAGAGCGTTAGCTGTTAATGGATTGTTTAAAACATCAGAAAGCCTAAGAGATATGTTTTCACAGGTTTTAAGGGTTAGATACAGACTAGACTGTAATATGTGTCTAGTTGCTACATTGGACGCGTTAGCTGCCATCTTTTGTAATCCTACTAATGAATTTTTATCCATAGCAGAACCATCTCTAGCTTCATTTAATCCTGTTACGTCACGGATCATTTGTAAGTAATACTGATAAGTTTGTATTAAACTTTGTATTTTAGCTTGACCGCTTGAAGAGTTTAACTCTTGAATTGGCACTTTACCTCTATTTAGTTCACCGTCTTGGGTTAGTGATCTACCAACTATGGAACCAGTTTGAAAATACATATTCAACGCTTCCGCTGGGTTATAGTTTGTTCCGTTACCCAAATCAACTTCAGCTAAACCATCCATGTCTAAGAAAACACCATCAGGCACTATTCTAGACATAACCTGTTGTAATTTCAAGTGGGTCAATTGAATCATATCAGCAAACCCAGTTACTTTACTTACAATAGAGTCTATACGACCTTTGTACATTCTAGGCGCTGTTATAGCATAGTTCATTTCTACTTTGGTAGTATCAGCAAAAGGTCTTGTCATATTCTCAGACATTTCCCACTGCAGCATTTCTTGTGTTCCAATTATTTTAGCGCCAGTATATAACACTTCAATAGACCTAGAAACTCTTTCAAAGTTATCATTAGGTGGTGGGTTAAAAGAATCTGTTTTTTCAATAGCTTTTTCTAAACCATTGTTTCCAATTTTAATCTTAAAAACCTGATCCATATAAGTCTTGTACTCAAAGTACATAACTTGTACGGTGTTTTCATCGTAATTGCCCCAACCTGATATATATTGACGGTTTCCAGGCATCGATTGTATTCTTTCTAACTCTCTATCCGTAAGGTTTGGAAACTGCTTTTTAAGCTCTGGTATTGTAACTGCTTTAACTTCACCAACGTAATACACGTCGTCAAAATTAGGGTCTTCTGTATAAGAATACACCATATAAGCTGGATCAACGTAATCAACAGTTATACCGTTAGACGTGTTGAAGTTAGTTTTAACAGCAGCTATACCTAAAACTGTTAAATCATAGTTTAATCTTCTTCTAGTTAAATCCCACTTATTAAAAGATAAAGTATTTGATATAGCCTCTTCTTCAGCTATTTCTATAGACTGCTTGTAAGAAAGCTGCATATGTAGATCAAGCTCTTCTTGAGTCTCTGGTAGCTCATTTTGAGGTAAACCAGAATTCATAAAATTTTGACCTGTTGCTGCGTTAGCTTTTGCAATTAAATCTTTAGAGTACATATCTCTAAGAACAGCCTCAGCATAACCAGTTCGTTTTTTCATAGACTCAGGATCTTGAGCAAACGCTTTAATGTCGTATGTTTTATTAGACATACCATTAACAACTATGTCTACAAACTTAGATATAACAGGCACAGGCTTCCAGTCTAAGTTAAGATAAGACAAATCGCCGTTTATAGACAATTCATCTTTATACTTTTGAGTAGATTGCTCTCCTCTAGCGTAAAGTCTTAGTTGGTGAAAGTTATTTGAATTACTCAAATATCTATTACCATTAGTTCTACCTTGGTCGAACCACTCGTTTTCAATAGCTTGAGAAACTTGCAAGCCATAATCCCAGCTTGCCTTCTCTTCGTCACTAACAACTTGGCTAGGAAAAGCACTATTGGTATTTGTGTATATCTTCATTTATTTTATTATTTTAGACATCGATCCTTTGTTGTCATATCTTTTTATTCCTAAGTCGTAAACTTTTCTTTGAACTGGGCTCGAAGGAGCGTATCTATGTTTATTGCAAGCCATTAAAGCAAGTCCAGAACTAATAGAAGCATCATGCTTTGTTCTATTGTTTATGTTAAATTTAGCCCAGTCTTCTAGCGTTCTTTGAAAATACATATCACCATATCCAGCTTCTTTTAAACCAACATATGATTCTATATAGGATTCAATTGCAGCGGCGTGTGCTTGTTTTATATCTTCACTTGAATTTGGTATTCCACCTAATTCTTTTTCTGTTATTGATAACTTGTTGTAGCTCCTGTCTGGTCTGTTTATAGAGAAGCGTCTATAACCTCTTCTTTTAAAATGGTATAATAATCTAGGTTTGTTATTCTCTGCTAGTATTGGCATTCCGTAAAATACGCAAGCCATTAAAACATCTTCAAAAAATATTTCAGCGGTTTGTGGTCTAGCTATATATTCTAAAAAGAAATGATTTGGAGGCACGTCTTCCATGCTAAACTTGGTTAAGCCGTGTAAAGATCCATTTGACCCTCTCTTGTCAACCGTACCTGATATATCATAACTATCACAACCAAAAGCTCCACAGTGTTCGTTACCTGGATATTTCAGTCCACCCTTTATTATTACACGATTTTGTAGATTTAAAGGTGGAACCCAAGAAACTCTGAATCTTCCACTTTTGTTTGGTACAAATATAACTTTTGTATCTTTCTCTCCGTTCTGCCATTGAAAGCTTCCTTGAGTAACATTAATCGAGTTTTTAAGATCTTCATTGAAATCTATTTGCTCGTATATTTTTGTTAAGTTAAATAAAGATTCTTTAGACTCATCTCTAAACGCATGTTTTGTTGTGCGTGGAAACTGTCTGTAAAATTCATTTAAACCGTCTTGATCGCTCTTTAGACCTTCTACTTCATTATCCCAATACTCTATTACACCTTGAGTTATAGCATCCCCAAAAGGACCTACTATTTCTTTTTTTGGTGTGTTGAATACAGGAAAGCCATAAGAATCAATGTAGCCTTCGTAGTTCCATTCCATAGGTATGAACAAAGAATAGAGTCCTGAGCGAGTCTGTCCATTGGCGTTTCTTTGTGTAACGTCTGAA